TGAAATCGCCCTTTAAACCCCATCCTAAATCGGGGGGGGGGGCTGCCGTGAGCGAGCCGACCGTCCTCCGTGCGACGCGGTTGAGAATTTCTTTGACCTCTCCGCTCGTCCGGGTCCGGCAGAAGTCGTCGCAAATCTTGATTCGGGTGTTCCCGATGGTGAAGTCCTCCACGACGTTCCCGCTCTGCTTCGCCTCCAACACTTTTTACACCTCCTGTTTTCCGAATTGCTTTCTGTAAATGAGCTTCAAGGTCTGTGCCTTGTTCGTTATCTCGTCGAGGACTTCAAGGTACTGTTCCATGCGCGGCTTTTCTTTCGCGTCGATGACGCCGTCGGCCGCAATGTCGATGATCCCGTCCTTGACCTCCGGCAACGACTTCATTGCCGAAATGAGCTGCAATGTGACCCGCTCAATCTCTTCCAGCTCAATCGGTGAAATTGTCCCGATGCCGAGCGGGCAGAGGTGCGAGCAGAAATGGTTTTGCAACTCCGGCGCGTTGTAGGTGTCCGACAGCATCAGGACCTCCTCCGGGTGCGGGTTGATGGTTCCGAGCTCGATGTTGGCGAGCCGCGTCCGGTCGATGCCGGTCACCTCTGACGCACCCTCTCTGCTGCCTAGCCGGTCGTTCCACGATGCCGCTGCGATTCGTGCCTTGTAGAACACGTTATCTGCGGCTTTCGTTGCCATTTTAGGCATTTATTCCGTGCCTCCTTTCGGTTAAAATATTTACAAGGAAACGCCAAATGTTTGCTTTTGGCGTCATCGTTTCGTGTTAATGACGCGAAACGGGTCGCTTCGGGTTAAAAAAAAGGTCGTCGTAGGGATAGCCGAGGGCCTGCTTGATTTTCAGGCTCAGCTTGAGGGACGGATTCTTGTCTCCGCTCTCAATCTGTGCGTAGTGGCTCCGGCTCACGCCAAGTCGCTCGCTGAAAGTCTGCTGGGTATAGCCTGCGCCCTCTCGGAGCGTTTGCAGCTTTTTCCGCATTCCGCCTGTCTCCTCCTTTCTGTGTGACCCTTTTGGGGTCTTTCTGTGGTTTATTATAGTCCCTAATTGGGTCAAAGTCAAGTTTTTTCAAAAATTTTTTGCTATTTATGACGCAGTTAGCGTCATTTGTCCCCGTGAGGGGATTTTTGTGATACAATATAAAAGTCTTAGGGAGGTACGTCTGTATGGATAAGTTTTCTGAACGGTTGGTCGCGCTCCGCAAGGAGAAAGATTTGACGCAGGCAGAGTTTGCCCGCCTCTGCGGCAAGCAGCGCACTACGGTCTCCGGCTACGAGACCGAGGGCAAAGAGCCAGATTTCGCCCTGCTCTGCCAGATGGCGGACTATTTCGGGGTAACCACTGACTATCTGCTGGGCCGCGAGGATGAGCGCGCCCACGGTAACGAGGCGTTCCGTCAGGACAACGCAAACTTCAAGCTCAGATATGACGCCCTCTCGAAAGAGCTCCGCGCCGTCGTCTCCTCGACGTTCGATTCGGTCTATGTGCTGCTCTCCCGGTGCATGAACGCGCAGAACGCAGCAGAGCTGGCCCTGTACCGCGAGCTGTTCTCTGAGCTGCAAACCGGTCGCGGCGAGATAAAGAGCATCCTCGCTGATTGCGGGGGAGACCTGGCAGATGCTTTCCCGCAGATTATGGAGAAGCAGAACACGCTCAAGGCCAAGACCGCCTCTATTCTGGATAGCCTCTTGCAGGCCGATGTTGCGGCCTTAAAAGACAGCAACAAGTAACCTATTGGCCTGCGCTCCGGCGCGGGCCTTTTTGTTTGGAGGTCATCATGGAGCAGTATCTCATATACCTGCGCAAGTCTCGTTCCGACCTCGAGGCAGAGGCACACGGCGAGGGCGAAACGCTCTCCCGGCACGAGCACACTCTGCTCGAGCTGGCGAAAAGGCAGCATCTCAACGTGACCGATATTTACCGTGAGGTCGTCTCTGGTGACACCATCGCTGCCCGCCCAATGATGCAACGGGTTCTCTCCGAGGTCGAGCAGGGCGTCTGGTCCGGCGTCCTCGTCATGGAGGTCGAGCGTCTGGCGCGCGGCGACACCATCGACCAAGGCATCATCGCGCAGACATTCAAGTTCTCCGGGACAAAAATAATAACCCCTATAAAAACGTATGACCCTGACAACGAGTTCGACGAGGAGTATTTCGAGTTCGGCCTGTTTATGAGCCGCCGCGAGTACAAAATCATCAACCGCCGGTTGCAGCGCGGTCGCCTCGCCTCCGCCAAAGAGGGCAAATGGCCGTCCGGTCTAGCTCCCTTTGGTTATCGTCGGGTAAAGCTCAAAAACGAAAAGGGCTGCTCACTCGAGCCCATCGAGGAGCAGGCCGCAATAGTTCGTATGATTTTCGACCTGTACACGGTCGGTTTGCAGGACGAGGATGGTTCCGCTCGCCCGCTGTCTTTGGGTTCAATCGCCACGAGGCTCAACGATATGCGCATCCCGTCTCCGTCCGGTTCGCAATGGGCAAGAATCACCATTCGCGGAATCATCAAGAATCCGACGTACATCGGCATGGTGCGCTGGGGCAGCCGTGAGACGAAGAAGAAAGTGGTTGACGGCAAGGTCGTTTCTGTGCGCGGTCCTGCCGACCCAGAGAAAGAGTGCGTATTCAAAGGCATTCACCCTCCGCTCATTCCGAAAGAAACATTTGAGCTCGCAAACGATAAGCTCACCCGGAGTGAGAATACTTCCACGCGCAAAGAAAAGGTTGTCCGGAATCCTCTGGCCGGTCTGCTCGTCTGCTCCGAGTGCGGCAGGCAGATGATGCGGATGATAAACCCTGTCCATCCAGATATGCCGGTCGTGCGCTGCCCTCGTCGCGGCTGCCCGAATTGCTCGAGCTATCTCCCTATCGTCGAGGAGCGCGTCATACAGGGCCTCTCCGAGTGGATGAAAGGCTATGAGCTCGAGTGGAGCTCTGCTGCCGCGTCGTCCTCCGTGTCGTCGGTCGGCGTCCGGGAAAAAGCTCTCACCAGCGCGGAGGCCGAGCTCCGCAAATTGCAGCAGCAGCTCGAACGCACCCACGACTTCCTCGAGCAGGGCATCTACGACACAGACACATTTCTGTCCCGTTCTCGAATGCTCTCCGACAAAATCGCTTCCGCAAAGGATAGCGTCACCCGCTGCTCCCGTGAGTTGACCGAGGAGAAGCTCCGGGAGACCAGCCGCCGTGACATCATCCCTAAGGTTAAGAATTTGCTCGACGTGTACCCGCTGCTCGAAACGGCCGAGGAGAAAAACGCTCTCCTAAAAGAGGTGCTCGAAAAGGTCGTCTACCAGAAGCTAAACGAGAAGCGCAAAAAAAGTCCTGATGGTTTCACCATTGAGATATACCCGCGCATTCCAAAATCCGAAAAATGAAAAGAGAGGGCCGTTTCGGTCCTCTCTTTCTTATAGTTATCCTGTTTAGCCATACTCATAGGGACTGCCCACGATGTCACCCAAGATTGCTCCTAACATGGCTGTTTCCTCCTTTACCTATGATCGCTTTCGTTGGCAAAAGGATACCACAAACCGGAGGGCAAAAGGTCAACGGGCAGGCGACAAATTACGCACCCAGCTGTTCCTGATCGTATTCAAACAGAAGCGTATTGACCTGATTGATGTTATAGATTTTGTGTTCCAGGCAATACCGCACGATCCAGTCCCGCTTGGAGCCATCCGAAAAGGCATATCCCGCACTCTTGAGCAGGTCGATGGTTTCATCTTCGGACAGGTGCAGGCCCACCGCAAAGGCCAGCACGGTTTTCTTTTTGGGGTTGTACTCGCGGTTGCACTGAATTTTGGAGAAATGCTGCCGGGAGATGTTGGACTGCTTGTACACGGTGGAGTCTTTCAGCCCCCGCTCATCAATGAGCCGCAGCAGTCGGGTGGTGAAGCTCTCGCCAAGGTTGTCCATCAGGCTTTCCAGACTGCGGGCTGTCCTGGGTGCCGCGGCGGGTGCCGGAACTGCACCCAGCATTGGCAGTGCGGTATCTTCTTCCAGAAGCCTCCGCCGCTCTGACAATTCCCTGCGCCGACGGCCAAATCCGTAGCTTTCATCGTTCTGTGCTACATAGTGGTCGTCAATGTACTCCTCCACCGAGGCGAACAGCTTCCTGCTCACGGCCAGCGAGCCCCGGTCGTAAAGCACCAGATACACGGTCAGGTCGTGCTCCATGACGTACTGTGTGATGGTGTCCACCGCAATGCGGAAGGCCTGTTCTTTGGGGTAGCCATAGTTTCCGCTGGACAGCAGCGGAAAGGCCACGCTCTCGCAGTGGTACTCTGCGGCTAATTCCAATGCGGAGTGGTATGCACCGGCTAATTGTTCAGCTTCGCCGAACCCGCCGCCGTGCCACGCAGGGCAGACTGCATGGAAAATATACTTTGCGGGCAGCCCGAACGCCGGAGTACACACGGCTCTGCCCAAATCGCAACGGCCGATGGCTTCGCAGGCGGCGGTCAGCTCCTGCTCCCCTGCCGCCCGATAGATGGCACGGCTGGTGCCGCTGCCCTGCAAAAGGTTCCGGTTCGCCGGGTTGACGATGGCATCCGCTGCCACCTTGGTGATGTCGTTGCGGATCATCAGAAACGGCATATCATCCATCCCTTTATATCAAGTTTCGCCTTTGAAATCAGAGAGAATCATAGTATTGATGTATTTTCTCGGCCATCAGTTCCCGACGCCTTTGTAGAAAATCCTGATAGTCGCCAATCTCCATGCTTTCAAATCCGTCTGGAATACAATTCTGTTTAAGATTTTCAGCCAGCCTATCTTTTTCTATGATTCCACCATAAACAGGCTTTTTCGTATTGCATTGCCCTATCACTTCAGTCATATAGTGGGCTGGCGAACTATCTTTAATTTTAATGTTGATTTCCTGTTGAATAAAAGCATAATTCGCAATTTGATTGTATTGTGCTTGCACAATTCCATTTTTTATCAAGTAATTTTTCGGGAACAAATGGTGAATATCGCCTCTGTTTTCCAACATGGACTCAATATCAATTTCCATCGACAAAAAGCCTTTATCGTGTGCCTTGACCTGTGCCACAAGGAACATATTAAAATATGGACTGCTCGCAACCGATGTGTTCAGCCGTTGAACAAGATTTACCTTCCAGTACGCCTCAGATAATTCGCCCGCCTCTGTGATATTCAGGTACTGCATCGGATCATCATAAGCAAAGAATCTCTTAATGTCGTAATCAAATGCAGACTCTGGCGAGCCAGAAGAATATCTTCCCGTCAAAATAGACAAAGCCAGCCACTTGCGTACAATCTTTTCAATTTGATTACTATCCACTTTTCGTTCACGAAGTGCAAGAAAAAGCGCATAGCCAAAGTTCAAAACATTTTGTGAACGAATCAGCGATTTTTTCACAATTCCCGCTGAGCGCACAATCATCAAATACCGTTCATAATTTGTCTGATTCACCGCTTGCAGAACTGCCTCATGTAATTGATTGAACGAGCTTTCTTCTATTTCGATCTTAAATTCACGCGTTTCAAAATCTCGACCTGAAAGCAAGCTAACCAAATCTGCTAGCTTTCCTCGCTTGAATTTATATGTAAATGCAACACGAAGAACATCCGTATAACATGTGCGATAAATCGGTGCATTCTTTGCAGCTACCCACTTTATAGCTTCGAATTCCGGTCTCGCCGCAAATTCAGCATCATTTTTCTTGATTTCTTTCAAATCCTCCGGAGACTCCAACAAATGACAGAAGTAATCAATCGTTTTTCGGGTCACATTTCCATTATATATTTCATTCGAAGAAATCTTAGACATTGCAAAATCTGCTTGCGACAGAACCACACCCTTAGAATTGATTCGAATAAAAATTTCCGTTACACTGTCAATATCCAAATCTTCTGCCAGCGTAATAACACCAATGCTATTATTTTGTATTGCCCTCAACCGATTGATTGTGTCATTGATTTCCTGTGCTTTGTCCATAATTCCGTTTTTCTGGCAATATTCCATCACAAAAGAAAAAGAACCAAAGGACACATCCAGCACTTTTGCAATATCCGGAATCCATTTACTGCTTTTTTGATTTGCGGAATTTGCCACTTCAAATATTTCGTCAATGGGGTTAAACGCAATACAGACCCGTTTCCATTTATAGTGGCTGTCTAAAACCTCCTGTCCCACAATTGCAGCCGCCATAGCAGTAATACGCTGTTGCCCGTCGATCAGAACTTTTTTCCCTATTGCAACTGTTCCGTCTTTCAACTTTACACTTGGATTTTGCCATACGATAATATATCCGACCGGAAAGCCCTTATAGAGCGAATCCATCAAATCACGCACTTGCGTTGCGTCCCATACAAATGGACGTTGCATTTCCGGAATCGCAATATTACCGGATTTTATATCCGCCAAAAGCACATCCACCGTATAATTATTCACGCTATATCGTGCCATAGTCAAATTCCCTTCTATTGTATCATCCTGGAATTCTATCTAAAGTTGTTTTCATACAAAGCGTTATTAAATTTTATTTAATCTTATCACATCCGATGGGGCGGCGCAAGGGGTGCTCTTGTTTCCTGTCCGCGCAGCTATTATAATAGGTACAGAAAGAAGGTGAGCTTCCTGCACGACATCTGGAATCCATGGCACGGCTGCGTCAAGTGCAGCGAGGGCTGCCAGAACTGCTATATGTACTTTCTCGACCGGATGAGGGACCAGAACGGAGCCGAGATCTACAAAACGAAAAGCGGCTTTTCCTATCCGCTCCAGAAAGACCGCACCGGACACTACAAAATCCAGAGTGGTGAGCAGATCCGGGTCTGCATGACCTCGGATTTCTTCTTGGAAGAAGCCGACCCGTGGCGGGTTGAGGCGTGGGACATCATGCGCCAGCGCAGCGATGTGGTGTTTTTTCTGCTCACCAAACGGCCGCAGCGGGTACGGGAGTGCCTGCCGCCGGACTGGGGCAGCGGTTGGGACAACATCTTTTTCAACGTCACCTGTGAAAATCAGCGCCGCGCCGATGAGCGCATCCCCATCCTGTTTGACCTGCCCTTCAAGCACAAGGGCATTATGTGCGCGCCCTTCATCGGACCGGTAAGCATCCGGCAGTACTTTTCCGCCGGGCAGATCGAGCAGGTCATCTGCGGCGGCGAAAACTATGATGGTGCCCGCCCCTGCAATTTTGATTGGGTCAAGTCTCTCCGGCAGGAATGCGCGGATGCCAACGTGACCTTCTGCTTTATCGAGACCGGCACCGTGTTCATCAAGGACGGCAGGCGCTACCACCTGCCAA